GAGAAGTTCGTGATAGTTTGATGAAACTTGAAAGAAGTTTAAAACACGCTATCAAGTTAAAAAATGAACAAGGGATGGATTCAAGAACTTATTATAAGTATGCTAAAAATAGTTTTCCTAAAATACAAGAAAGATTAATTAAAATGGCTAAGAGAGTTGGGGAGTTGAGCGCGTGAGTACATATAAAAAAATGATGAAAGAAGCTTTTGGTGTTGTTAAAGAAGGCAAGATTGAAGCACGTGAATTAAAACTTTATATAGAAAACGATTCTGCTTTATATAGACAAAAATTTTTACCTATTATGAGAAATCTTAGTAATCATATGGCAAAAGACAGATATAAAGATTCTCTTGCTGTAAAAGCTTTTATGTATTTAGTAGAAGCAGGTGCTAAGAAATATATTAAAGATTTCGGCGGAGACAGAAATACATTTTCTAAAAACGATAAGAAAGAAGTTGCAAAAGAATTTGTTCAAGAATTTAAAGATGCGTACGACAACGAAGAGTACGATTTTATGGGAAGAAAATAATGAAAATTTTACAAAATTATAAAAATCTTGTATCTGAATTATTTGAAGTAGATGATACAAAAATAATCAAGTATAAAGATAAAGATGGTGAAAATAAAGAGATGGCAGCAAAAAGTGCTAAAACTATGCCTGATGAACATCCTGCTAAACAAGCTTGGGATAAAGAAAAAGATAAAGAAGACGGCGGAGAAGAAGAAAAACCTTCAGGACAAAAATTAAGCGGTAGTGACTTTGATAGAGATGGCGGTGATGATAAACCAAAAGAAAAAGATGATAGTGATTCTAAAGAAGCTCCGGAAGAAGAGCCTACGTTTCGTACTTTAAACAGCCAATTTAAATCAGATGAATTAGAAAAAGTGTCTTTTGATAGAAACGCTTCTGAAGAAGCTCAAGAGATGGAAATGGAAATTGCTGATGAACTCCTCGCTCACTATAGTAAAGGTGGCGAAGACGAAGAAATGTTTGATGTGGTTACAGGTGAATCAGAAAGATTAGTTTCTATATATCAAAAAAACCGTAGAAAACCATCTAAAAGAAATTTGAAAGATTATCGTGACGAATTAATAAAAAGCATTGAAAATAGACGCGCTCAAAACCAAGGCAAGCCTATAGTTCATCAAGGTGAAAAAACATCAGATAAAAAAAGTTCCGGTACAATGGGTTCAGTAGGTGTTAGAGAACCAGGACAAGCAGGTTCCGGTATGTACGATTCTGTACAACCTAAAAACAAACCATTCTTAAAAGAACAATTAGAACGTATTGGCGGAGGAAAATACTAATGAAAATTTTAGAAAATTATAAAAAAATTGCTCAAGAATTACTTCTCGAGGTAGACGATGAGAAAATGATTAGATATAAAGACAAAGACGGTGAGTCTAAAGAGATGAAGGCAGGTTCTGCTAAGACTATGCCAACAGACCATCCTGCTAAACAACAATGGGATAAGATGCAAGATAGTGGTGATGGTAGTGACGACAAAGAAGCTCCTTCAGATAAAAAAATAGGTAAAGGTGATTTTGATAGAGATAGCGGAGATAAACCAAAAGGTGATTCGTCTACTGCATCAGAAAAAAACGAATTAGAAGCAAAGTATGATATTAAAATACCTAATGGACCACTTGATAAAGAAGATACAGAAGATGAATCTGCTTTGGACATAGCTGACGCAATAGCTAAAAAGTATGATATAAGTGCTGAATACGCTATGGAAAGAGCAAAAGAAGAAATAGGTAACTCAGAATCATATATAGAATTTGCTAAAACAATGGAAAATGATATAGAAGAAATGGCCGAAGAAGGCGGAGCTCAACCATACGATGAACCAATGTTTGACGATGACGGAATGCGTAAGCTAAGAAACAAAGATTCGGACGATGATGACCATGGAGCTATGGAAAAAGAATATAATGTTAAAATACCTGGCGGAACAATGGAACCTGATGAGAATGATGAAGATGATAATGCTAAGGAAATAGCTGACGCATTAGCTAAAAAGTATGATATAAGTAGAGAATACGCTATAGAAAGAGCAAACGAAGAAACAGATAGTAGTAATACATATTTAGAATTTGCTAAAAACTTAGAATTTGAGTTTCAAGAAATGGCAAATGAAGGTGGACACCAAAAATATGATGAACCAATGTTTGACGATGACGGAATGCGTAAGTTGAGGCATCAAGAAGAAAGCGTAAAACCTAAAAAGAAACCATTTCTAAAAGAACAATTAGAACGTTTTGGAGGAGGAAAATACTAATGAAAAAATTACTCGTAGACTATATACCTTTTGAAGTTGCTCCTGAAGCACTCAATGAAGCAATGTCTTCTAATGGTAAACTCATTGTAAAAGGTGTTTTACAAAGAGCAGAATCAAAAAATCAAAATGGAAGAGTTTATCCTTCAGAGTTACTACAACGTGAAGCAAAGAAGTATACTTCTAACTTTATAAAAGAAAAAAGAGCATTAGGTGAGTTAGACCATCCTGATAGTTCTGTTGTTAATCTTAACAACGTTTCACATAATGTATTATCAATGGATTGGAATGGTAATGATTTAATGGGTACTATAGAAGTACTTACTACACCAAGTGGAAACATTTTAAGAGAATTATTCAAATCAGGTATTAGACTTGGTATATCTTCTCGTGGATTAGGTTCTGTTGAACCAATGAAAGAAGACAAAGATGCGCAAGAAGTTCAAAGTGACTTTGAATTAATAGCGTTTGATTTTGTCTCAAATCCGTCTACACATGGTGCTTTTATGAATCCGGTCAATGAAAGTGTTAACCGCGATGAACAAATACGTTCAGGTAAATGGACAGCTGTAGACAATACTATAGGACAGATTCTTAGAGGTGAATAATGCCTGATGCTACAGGAAAAACTACCTTTGGTAGAACTGATTATAAGACTCAAGGTGTAAACTTTTTTTCTGACGACCACGTTACAGGGTTTTCTCCTTTAATGCAACTCGGTCAGAGTAAAATCAACGGAGTCTTTAACGTTAATGATGATGGTGAAGTACAACCACCAACGTTTACCGCACCAACGTTAGGTCAATTAAATACCCCACCGTTACAAGAACTTGAACAAAAAACAGCATATAATGTTGGCATAGGCGCGGTAGATTTCTTTTCAGACGAACAAGGTATGCACGTAGGCTTTACAAAAAACCAACCTCAAGGATTGAGTCTTTATATTAGAGATGGAGGTTCGTCTATTATATTTAATGGAGGCGGTGAATATAGTAGTTATGATGGCCCACAAATACCAAATGCGTTTGATGTACCAAATCAACCACTTGAACCTACAGAAAATTTAGAAGATAGGCAATCAGTTTATAATAATCCAGGCAACGCTAATGAAGATGTATTTGCTTCATCTGCTTTACCCGGACAAGTAAAGTCCGGAACGCCTAACTACGATTCTTATAATGCCCCTCCTGAACCAATGTTAGATTTTTTTACACAAATAGGGAGTGTATATTCGTTAGGCGGAAGAACAGATAAAGAAATTCCGGAACCGCCGGCACCACCAAACTTTGCTCAAATGGCATTTCAACATAATAGAGCAATGACTAATTCTCGAGGCGGGGGTATAGAATCTGTTCTTGTATCAAACCCGAAAGGCAAAACGAACATAGCAGTTGGAATAGGGATTGAAGCTACAGGAGGCGGAGAACAAAATTTACAAGCATTATCAGAACCCGCAAATGTTGAGAGTACTTTAGATAGTGCATTAAATAACATTAACTCTAATTATAATAATAACATAAACGGAATTTTATAATGAGTAAACAAAAGTTAAATGAAAACCCAGCAGTAATAGCAACAGCAGCTCGTATGGCTATACAAAATGCAGATGGTAAGAAAGTATCTGTTAATACTGCTCGTCAAACTAACTATGCTTCAAAAGACCCTGCCGCTCATAAAAAAGCTAAAAGTATATTTCAAAGAATTAAAGATAAAATTAGTAAGAAAAAAGATAAACCTAAAAAGGATAAGCCGATGTCAAAGAAAGATTCAGATTTTTATGCAAGACAATACGGCGGTAAAGTAGAAGCAATAAGCGCATTAATTGAAAAGAATGTTCCTACTGATGCAAGTAAGTGGTCTTATTACAAAGGACAAGCAAAAAAGAAATTTGATGTTTATCCATCAGCTTACGCAAATGCATGGGCCGCTAAAAAATATAAAGCCGCAGGTGGTGGGTGGAAAAAAGAATCTGTTGAACTTGAAGAAGGCACTAAGATTCAAGTACAAGGACTCGGAATGTATGATGATAAAACTCTTAAAAAGAAAATCATACAATTATCAACTGACTTACAAAAGAACGCTAAGAAAGGTGATTGGAGTAAAGCATCAGAAAACGGTATTAGAGCATTAGGTCGTATGTGGAAAGCATATCAAGATTGGTCAAGAAATAACGAATCCGTAAACGAAAATCTACTTAAACAAATTAAACAAGCAGAAAAGATAGCTAAATCAATGAGTGGTAATATGACAGGAGCTGTTAAAGCAATTGAAAAGATTAAAAAAGGTTTATCTAAAGATAAGAAAGTAAGAAATGCTCTTAAATTAGCTAATGAATCTGTAAAAGAAAGTAAAACTTCTAATATGATGAAAGCTATTCGTAAACATGGAACTGCAGGACCGTGGGATATTATTGTAAGTAAAAATAACAAGATAGTAAAACGAGTATCTGTACAAAATTTAAAAGAGATACCAGCAGAGATGGCTGATGTAAAGAAAAAACATCCAAATCATAAAATTGGTATAGAAGCCAAAAGTGGCAAGATAGCTTATAAAGAACAAGTTTTAAATGAAAGAATAAAAACTGCTTTTATGGTACACCCTGAAGACCCTGACAAAACAGAAAGACATTGGGTAAAAGTATTTAACGAACTTGCTCAAGGACATCCAAGTCCAATCGATTACGGCCCAAGAGAAACTCATATGTATGATTGGAACGACAGAAGAAATTATGAATTAGCAATAAGCGAGTATAACAAGATGATGAATAAAATTGCTAATGGTCTTAACAAATCACTTGACCAAATGAATAACATTTGGAAAGAGTGGGATAAAATATATAAAAAGTATCTTAAAAAAGACGGGAGAAAATAATGGTCAAGTTAAAAAATATAATAAACGAATCAGCACCTGGCTATGAAAATAGAAAATTTGGTGACCCGTTACCTACATTAGCAGATGTAGCTAAAAAATATAATGAAAATAAAAAAACTATTTCAGAAAAAAAAGAATTAGGCAGTGCTTATATTGAATCTATAAGAATGCTTACTGATAATAATAATCACACAAGAGCAAGAGCAGAACTTGCAAGACAAATTGGTGATAAAAGAGTTATAAAAGCATACGAAGGTTTAATGTATGTAGAAGATTTATTAAGACAAGCAAATGAAACTATAAAAGCAAGAACTAAATTAGACAAAATTTTATTTGCAAGGTCAAAGAAAGTTTTTAGTAATCACGATATAATTATGAGTGTATTTTAATGATTAAGTTATCAGAAATGTTTAATCAAATGCAAGTGTATTCAAACCCACAAGCAACACCTTTTAAACCAAAAGTTGAAGAAGATTTTGATGCTGTTCCTGCTAAATGGAGTAGTGCAGAAGCTAAACAAATGATGGATAACGATGTAAAGAAGATGTCAAAGATTTTAGGAAAAGCATCATATGAAATAATTAAGATGATGATGGATGGCGTTAAAAATGATAAATACGATGCGATGGATATTATACGTGGAATTGAAACAGGCGCTTTGAATAGAACACACGAAGGTGAAAGACCTTTTATGAAAATGTTATGGCGTAAAGTTAGAAAAGAATTTAGAAGATACTTACCAAAAGGTAAATTGAGGAGATAAGAAATGGCAACAGCAGATGTAGGTGGAATACACCGAACACAGAGAAGTAGGTCTCATAGTCCAGGTGACTACAACAAAGTAACATACGTAGGACCAAATTCAACGTATTTTGCGACCGGTTCAGAAGCAGGTGCTGCAGGATTTATTATTGAAAATGCTACAAACGTAGTAATAAATTGTTCAAACAGCGGCACACTAAATGGTAATCAATGTTTAGTAAAAACGGTTTATCCTGTAGGAGTGTATTCAGTAACAATAGGTGCTACAGGTAAAGTACACGTATTACATAGATAAAGGAAATTATAATGAAACTTAAAGATATATTAAAAGAAAGTTCAGTTCTCGTTAGCCCTATTAAAACTATAAAACCTGTCGGTACCATTGAGATGGCTACTATGGTCAACGAAGACGAGCAACAAGAATCAAAGAAAATTGATACAGACTCATTTCTTGGTATGGTTAATAGATTTGGTCGTATTGGCGAAGACATTAAAATAAATGATTTACGTAGCATTGCTAATGTACTAAAGAATGTTGCTGAAACAGCACAGATACATACAGAATCTCTTCAAGAAGATTGGTTTGACAGAGTAACCGTTTCACGTAATATGAAAGAATTAAATACTCATTCAAAACAATTTAGTAAGATTGCAGAAGAAGCCGCAAGTCTTCAAGAACGTATGCAGGGTCTATATGAAGATATGGGTAACATAATGGGTCGTTATTATGAGATAAGCGAAGACATTACAGAAGATGATGAATATGAAAAATTCTTTCAGTCTGCTTTAAAGAAATTTGATGCAAGTTCACCTGCTGATATGGATAACGACAAGAAAAAGAAATTTTTTAACTATGTAGATAAAAACTACGATGCGAAGGATGAAAAAGACTAATGGTATATGTAAAGGTTGACAAAAGAAAAAGTATTGAAAAGGCAATTTCAATATTTAAACGAAAAGTAAAAGAATCGGGTATTCTTTTAGAGTTACGTGAAAGACAAGAATTTAAAAAGCCAAGTGCGGTAAAAAGAAAAAAACGAGCACAAGCTAAAGCTCGTATGAGACAAAGAAAAGAAAAAAGACCAACTAAATGGTTATAAAACTTTTTCTTTATATATTTATATAAAAACAAATACACTTTCGTACTTCCGTACATCATAAAGTGTACCAATAGAGAAATTCTATAATAGTTTAAAATAACTATTTTAATTCCAAATTCCGTAAGGAGAATAGTAATGGATGATTTATTAAAAGATGCCATTGCAGATGCCAAAGCAGTTCGTGAAACAGCTATTACTAATGCTAAGTTAGCGTTAGAAGAAGCTTTCACACCTAAACTTCAGAATATGCTTTCACAGAAAATTCAGAACGAAATCGAAATTGACGAAGATGAACACGAAGATGAAGATGTCGAAGAAGAAATGGATGATGAAGAAGCAGAAGAAGGTCGTGGCGATATGAGACGCGACGGTGATGAAGTTGAAGAAGATGGTCACGAAGATAGTGAAGAGGTAGATGAGTCTGAGATAATCGAAATCGATGGTGTAAAGTATGCACCTGTAGTCGCTGAAGAAGAACACGAAGATGAGATGGACGAAGAAGAAGGCGAAGACATGGAAAAATCTGCCGATGAAGATGAACTTGACCTTGAAGCTGTTATTAAAGAGCTTGAATCTGAACTTGACGAAGATGCCGACCTTGAAGAAGGACGTAATGATAAAGACGAAAAAGATGAAGTCAAGGAAGAAGACGAAGACGATAAAGCTAAAGACGAAGTGAAAGAAGAAGAAGAGGACGATGATTCTAAAGATGAAGTTAAGGAAGACTCTGAGTTTAACTTAGACGAAATACTTGACGCTCTTAAAGAAGAAGACGAGCCTAAAGAAGACGAAGTTTCTGAAACTTCTAAACTTAAAGCTGAGTTAGAAGAAACTCGTGCAGCAGTCAAATTTATGAGAGACAAGCTAAACGAAGTTAATCTACTTAATGCTAAGCTTCTTTTCACAAACAAGCTTTTCCGTGCACATGGCCTAAACAATGAGCAAAAAATGAAAGTTGTTGAAACTTTCGACAGAGCAACAAATCTAAGAGAAGTCAAGTTGGTTTATTCAACAATGGCTGAAACTTTTGGAAATGGTGCTAAAAACAATATTAAAGAATCAAAAGGCTCAGCTTCTAAAGCTGTTGCGTCAACAAAGAGTGAAAAACAAACAGAAGTAATTTCTGAAGGTTCAGCTCTTCGCAACAGATTCAAGAAGTTAGCCAACATCATTTAAGGGGAATTAAAATGCCTAATTATGACAACATTAATGACTTAATGAGTGCTCAATCTCCGCAAGCTGAATTGTTGAAACACACAAGAAAGCTTACAGAGAAATGGGAACCAACAGGTCTACTTGATGGAATCAATGATGAAACTAAGAAAAGTAGTATGTCCGTACTTCTTGAAAACCAGGCTTCACAGCTGGTTAAAGAAGCTTCACAGACATCTACTGGCTCACAAAAAGAAGAATGGTCAGGTGTGGCTCTTCCATTGGTTCGTAGAATCTTTGGTGAATTAGCTGCTCAAGACTTCGTAAGCGTTCAGCCTATGAATCTTCCAAGTGGACTTATTTTCTATCTTGATTTCAAATACGGCTCCGGTAACGGGCTTGCTTCCACAGGTGGCGACATCTTTGGTAACACATCAGGTTCAGGCGACGCAAGTGGCGGACTTTATGGTGCAGGTAAATTCGGATACTCTATGAAAGAACTATCCCAAACCGTAGCACATACAGATGGTGCACAAACGCTAGCACAAGATAAATACATAACCGGTTCAGTAGACCAAGAAGATACTGATTTCGAACCTTCTTTATCAAGTTCTTTAAGTACTTTGATAAAAGTTAGTATTCGTAAACAGGATTTAGACAACGTTGATGTAGACGCTGTAAGGTCTTTTGAATTAGTAGGAGATAGTGTAACAACTCAGTATCCTGCTTATACAAAGTACGACGGTAATGATACTATTTCTTTCGTTATCGCTCCACCAGCAACATCCGGTGTATATGGTGCTCACGTAACATCATCTATTGCAGTTAAATTTTCAAAAGAAACTTCTGCTACAAGCAGAGGCGATTTTGAAGACCTCACCGCAAATGAACCAACACCAGATGACTTGAGTATACCTCAGGTAGACATCCAAATGAAATCAATTCCGATTGTCGCTAAGACACGTAAATTGAAAGCAGTTTGGACACCTGAATTAGCTCAAGACCTTAACGCTTATCATTCAGTTGATGCTGAAGCTGAGTTAACATCTATGCTTTCTGAGTACGTTTCTATGGAAATCGATTTAGAAATCCTTGATATGTTAATGGCTAACGCTTCTGCTAAGACAGATAGATGGTCTGCTAAAGTTGGATTTGAATGGGATGGCGGAAACGTTTTCGCTGAATCTTCAGGTAACTCAAATGCTTACACTAAAGGCGAGTGGTTCCAAACACTTGGAAACAAAATACAAGCCGTTAGTAATGCTATTCATCAAAAAACACTACGTGGTGGTGCTAACTTTATTGTTGTGTCTCCTGAGACAGCTACAATAATTGAGTCTATTCCAGGCTACGCTGCATCTACAAACGGTGATGCGATGAATAACAAGTATGCAATGGGTGTACAACAAATGGGTGCATTAAATAACAGATATACGGTTTACAAGAACCCTTATATGTTAGAGAATCAGATACTATGTGGTTTCAGAGGAAGTAATTTCTTAGAAACAGGTGCTGTATATGCTCCATATATTCCGTTAATTATGACACCTCTTGTGTATGACCCGGTCAACTTTACTCCACGTAAAGGTGTAATGACTCGTTATGCTAAGAAGATGGTTCGTCCTGAGTTCTACGGTAAAGTCATCGTTGCAGACGTTGATATGGTGTAAGTTTAAGTTAAACTTATACACTTTAAAGATTAAGCCCCTCTTTTGGGGCTTTTTCTTTTTTTACAACCTTCAGAAACTTAATAGTTTTATATTTATATATGACAAAAGACTTTTGGAGAAATAAATGGCACAATTACCAATTTGGGCTGGTTCGAGTAATTTTAGTAGTAGTCAAACACCATATGGATTTTATGATTCAGATTCAGAATTTTCAGGTTCAGGTGTACATTCTGTAGATAGATTTTCTGATTGGGCTGCTAAAAGACTCGGATATCCTATTATAGATGTAGAAATGCAATCAGGCTCTTTTTATGCCTGTTATGAAGAATCTATTACTGAATATTCAGCACAAGTAAATCAATTTAATATCAAAGATAATCTATTATCTTTACAAGGACAATCTACAGGCTCAAATTTAACACACAGACCTGTTACAAATTCTTTCGGCAGATTCATAACTCTTTCAGAACAATATGGTACTGAAGCAGGTGTTGGTGGTACGGTAGATTTCAAAACAGGCTCTATTGACATTGTTAGTGGCTCACAAGAATACGATTTAAATACATTATGGACAAACGTTTCAGAAAGTGTAGCTTCTTCAGGTAGTGGCATAGAAGTTAGAAAAGTTTTTTATGAAGGCCCTGCAGCAGTCAATAAATATTTTGACCCTTATGCGGGTGTTGGTAGTAATAATATGAATATGTTAGACGCTTTTGGTTGGGGAAATTTTTCTCCTTCAGTACAATTTTTGATGATGCCTATGTATTCTGATTTGCTAAGAATACAAGCGATTGAATTAAACGACCAAATAAGAAAATCAGCATATACATTTGAATTGATTAACAATAAATTAAGAATTTTTCCAAGACCATTAGAAAACTATAAATTACATTTTAAATATCTGATTAAAGATGACAGAGGTAATCCGTTAAAAGGTGATAGTGTAGGAAGAGTTAGTGATATTAGTAATGCTCCGTATGACAATATGGAGTTTAGACATATAAATGATGTTGGTAAACAATGGATAAAGAAATATGCTTTAGCTCTTTGTAAAGAATTATTAGGAACGATACGAAGTAAATATGCTTCAGTTCCTATACCAGGCGGTGATGTCTCAATGGATGGAGATACGTTAAGAAATGAAGCCGCTTCAGAAAAAGAAACTTTAGTAACACAACTTAGGGAAATATTAGAACAAACAAGTAGAAAAGCAATGATGGAATCAGAACGAGATGAAGCTGAAGCGTTGCAAGAAAAACTTAATAAAGTTCCATACCCTATTTACATAGGATAATAAAATGGCAGGACGCTTTCTCTCAACAAGAGATAACAACTTCTTTCATAAAGTTAATAAAGAACTTCTTGGTGACCCTGTGAACGGTAAAGACGGAATCATAGACCAAGAAGTTGTTGTATATCAACTTGACGCTGGTGAAACTCCAACTGATATGTATGGAGAATCAGCATCCGGTAAATCTTGGAAACCGGGTGTCACATTGAATTGTTTAATTGAAGCTGAAGATTTTGATTTCAATACTGATGAGTTTGGACCGGACAGAAATCAAAATGTTACCTTTTCTTTTCTAAGAGATTCAATTTTAGATGCAAAAATTGTTATTAGTTTAGGTGATGTAGTTAATTGGAATTACGCATATTGGACTATTTCTAATTTAAATGAAAATCAGTTAGTAGGAGGTATGCAGAATCAAAACTTTTCAGTAATAGCATCAGGATATCTAACACGAATAAGTAGTTTAGGCATTGAACAAGTGAGGACAATATAATGGCAGGTAGACAAGTAGAGCCAAAGTTATCAAGACCTATAGAATATACAGAAAAACGTAAAGTAAATAGGTCTCGTGAATTAAGAAGAGATGATGATAGTCTTAAAAAGAATTATTCAATTACTCTTATGGACCACGATGCGGCTGTTATGTATTATTTTAATGAAGTAATAAGACCCGCAGTTGAAGAAAATGGTAATCAAGTTAAAGTTCCTATTATGTATGCTAATCCTGAAAGATGGGCTGCAGTTAGAAAATCAGGGTGGATGCAAGACAGAAATAAAAAAAGAGTTATACCTGTTATAGCATTTAGACGAGTCTCTGTTGAAAAAGACCCAAATTATTCTATTGATAAGTTAGATGCTAATAAGCCAAGACTCAATTATCAATTTCAAAAAAAATATTCTGTAAATAACAGATACGATTTAATGAGTGCTATGAATGGTGCTGAGCCAAGTCAAGAATTTCATTCTGTAACTATGCCGGATTATATGATTATGAATTATGAAGCTATCATATGGACAAACTTCACAGACCAAATGAATAGAATTATAGAAAAGATTAATTTTACTGATGGCTCATATTGGGGTGACCCTGGAAAATTTAAATTTCGAGCAAGTATAGATAGTTTTCAAGATGCATCAGAGTTTGAACAAGAACGATTAATTAGAACTAATTTTAGTTTTACTTTTAATGGGTATCTACTGCCTGAAGAATTTAATGGCGTATCTAACACACAGAGAGGATTTTCTCCAAAGTTTGTTACAAACTTTTCAGAAGCATCAAGTAATCTAAAGCAAACATTAGATAATGAAGATTTAAATGATAACAAATATAACTTTCCACAGCAAGGCGGAATTGAGAGTCAAGTATAGGAGAGGCTAATGCCTGATGCGAGAGATTTTTTAAGAGTTAACCAAATAGGACCACAAGAAGATTTAGAGTTCACTAATTCAAATGGCGGGCCAACTCTTTACGTTATGAGAGGCACAGGTCAGCCATCAAGTTCTGCNGATGATAACGCAATCGTTACTTATGGTTATCTTAAAGGAAACTTTGTAAACAGACAAGTATATTTGTCCGGTAGCCAATCGTCTTCTCTTGATTCTGATGGAAATCAATTTTATCAAGTTACTTTCAAACCAACAGGTTCACAAAGAATAAACACAGATAGTTTAGAAGTATATTTAAACGGATTAAGTTTACGACAAAATGAAAATTCAAATGCACACTCTTCAGACTACTTTGTATCAGGTACAGATAAAGTTGTAATATATAATATAACAGGTTCATATGGATATCGTCTAAAAGACGAAGATAAATTAAAAATAAAATTTACTCAAGGATTCTAATGGCAAACTCAACGGAAATACGAAGAATCTTAATAAATTCTATAGTGTCTGTAAATGATGAAAATAATGTTTCTGAAGTATTAGGATTCAGACATACATTAAATGGTAGTTTAAAGCCTTTTAATTTACATTTAACAAGTAGTTTATCAGAAAACAATACTGATATAATCACGCAAAATTATGTTAATACTCTTATAAAAGATAGAGAAGAAGTTCTTCCTAAACAACAAAGAAGGTCTGATTCTACTACACAAGTTTATAATATAGATGTTCCTACAGGACAAGCAATAGTTACAGGAAGTGTTTCTTTAAAAATAAATGGTTTAGAACAACAAACTACTGAAGACCAAAAAACACACAGGGTTAGTGGTTCAGATTATTTTTTATCCGGGTCAAGATTTGAACAATTAGTTTTATATAAACCACGTGGTGACCATAGTGGAATCTTAGTAGATAACTCGGATACCTTACTAATTAAGTATAGAGCGGAGACGATAATTGGCTAAAATAGATTTAACAAGACAAGCAAAAGCACCACAACAAGCGGGACAATTTTTAAGAACTACAAATGTAACGAGTTCTTTAACAAGTGAATACGGGTGGGAAACAGCTGACTTTAATTTTACAGGTTCATTTACAGGGTCTTTTTCAGGTTCGTTTGAGATTGATAGAATACACGGACTTGGAATAGTTAGTAGTTCTGCACAAACAAAAGCAAATCTACCTGCAAGTACTATAAGTTCTTCTGCACAATTAGCATCACAAATAAGTGGCTCTTTTTCAAAAGCACATTTAGCCGCAAAAATACCTAATCTGATAAGTGGCTCAGACCAACTAATAGATTTGTTGCCGAAAGGAATTCGTTCAGGTTCACAAGCAAATTTAGATTCAGACTCACAGCTATTGACTTTTAATGCGTCAACTTACGGATTATCTATCACAGGCGGAAATTCAGTAGACTTATCAGGCCTTTCAGGAGGCGGTGGCAGTGGCGGTGGCTCAGGATTAGCAATAACTGCTTCATTTTCCGGAAGTATCTTGAGTCCTAATTCAAGGACATTTGATTTTCACGGTGACGCAATGACTGCAACAAATAATGGTAATGCTATAAGTATATTTGCTACGACAGGTTCTCGTGTAGTAACTAACAACGTAACGGCTTCGATGTTTTTACTAAGACCAATCGTAGGTGCGACACCTACTGCAACAGGCGGTGGCATAATGTATAGTGGTAGTGCTTTTTATGTAGGACTTTGATAGATGATGACACAATTTTTTAAAAACATAATATTTATAAGTGAAGATGAATAGCCGAATTAGGGGAGAAAAGTAATGGCAAATTGGAAAAAAGTAATCGTTTCAGGCTCAAATGCAAGTCTGAATAATGTAACTGCGAGTTACTTTAAAGGAGACGGTTCAGCATTAACGGGTGTAACAGCCGCAGTTGATATTGACTCTTTATCTGCTGTAACAAGTTTACATCAGACAGAAGACCACTTTATTGTTTCAGATAATGGTACTGAAAAGAAGATAACATTTAGTAATGTAGAAGATGGTGTATTCGGAAATGTTAGTGGAGATGCAACAATCGCAGCAGGTGGTGCATTAACAATCGCCGCAGATTCAGTTGAAAACTCTATGTTGGCAAACATCACAAGAGGTAGTATTAAAGTTGGTGGCGGTTCAAATGCTCCTACTGATTTAGATGCAAAAACATCAGGACAGATTTTAGTTGGTGATGGAACAGATATTGCTTCAGTAGCAGTTAGTGGAGATATTGCATTAGCTTCAAACGGTGCTATGACAATACAAGCTAACTCAGTTGCTTTAGCGACAGATACTACAGGCGATTATGTTCAGAACATAACAGCAGGTACAGGTATTTCATCTACAGGTGCTACAAGTGGTGAAAATATCGCACACACATTGAATGTCGATATGTCGGGATTATCTTCTGCAACAATAGGAGCTGGTACATCAGAAGTGACTATCGGTGATAATCTTACCATTAATGGTGACTTAACAATCTATGGTGATACGGTTCAACAACAAGTTTCAAATTTATTAGTAGAAGATAAATTTATTTTACTTAATAGTGGTTCTGCCGCAGGTGATGGTGGTATTGTAGTACAAACTAACGCATCTTACGCTGGCGCCGCTTTAGTATTTGATGACGACATTAACAGATGGGCAGTAGGTGCGGAAGATAAATTAGCACATAATGCGACATCAGTAGATGCTTCAGCAGCAGGATTTCAATACATAGTATCTGTTTCAGGTTCAGCTTTAGACCCAAATGATGGTGCTAATCCAAATGATTTTGGAACAGCCGCAGGTAGTAGAATAGGTATGATGCACGTAAATACAGCAACAGGTGATATATTTATTTATTCATAAAATAGAAGATAAAGGTTACATATGGGATTAATAGACAAGGTTGACCCTAAACGTAAGAAAACGACAAGGTCAAAACCAAAAACAGCAATGAACACACCAAATAGTGTTTTAGACTTAGAAAAAAAACATATTGAGTGGTTATTAAGAACAATAGGAGATTCAGTATCACTAAGAGGTTCTGATTTACAAGTTGCGATTGATTCAGTTCAATGGTTACAAAGTGAGTACAAGAGGCTAACAGGATGAAATTCGATATAGCTGAGTTAGATTTTATAAAAGAGTGTATTTATAATTCTACAATAAAAGGAAAAGATTCACTTTTTGTAGGAGCAGTATTAAATAAAGTTTTTAAGGAAGTAAGTAGACTTAAAAACTTAGAAGAAAAAAAAGAAGTAATTAGTAAGTAGTAGTAGTATAGTCTATATTGGCCCGTTAAGGGAAGTGGGCTTCAAAAGAAGTAACCAACCGTATAGTAGGAGAAGTAGTAGATGCCAAATTGGAAAAAAGTAATAACATCAGGCAGTAATGCCGTACTAAACGAAGTTACAAGTAGCGGTAATGTACAGATTAATGGTGCATTTACCGTAACTCAAACTTCGACTTCTATAACCGGTGCTAATAACATTGACTTATCTGCAAAGAACAATTATAATCTTACTTTAACCGGTAACGTTACTTTAACTCCAACCGCCTTATCAGGCCGTGAAGGACAAAGTGGACTTATCGCACTAATACAAGATAGTTCAGGTGGTCATTCAATAACATTAAATTCATTGTTTAAAACCCCTCGAGGAGATTCTATATCATTTGACACATCCGCCAACGGCATTTCTTTAATGTCGTATTACGTGGTCAACACAAGTAACGTGGCAGTCAACTATTTAGGCCCGTTTTCATAATGAACTAAGGGATAGTTATGGCAAACGGCGCTTTTGGGTTTCTTGACGAATTAAAATTCAGCACAGAGTTTAATACAACTAAGGCTACTAATACCACCAGGTCTACAACTTTAGCAACTGCTACGAAATTAGCAACTGCGACTTCACAAAGTACTATAACAACTTTTAATACTACAAAAGAAACTATAACAACTTTTAATACTACTAAAAATACCACATCAACTTTTAATACTACAAAAGAAACTACTACTGAATATAGTACATCAAAAGTAACATCAACAACTTTTAATACTACTAAAAATACTATAACTACTTTTAATACGATTACAACGTATGATACTGCTACTACTTTAGCAACTGCTACTTCAAAAAACACTACTACAACTTTTAATACTACAAAAGAAACCACCACGACCTATAATACCACATTATCAACTGCAACAACTTTAGTTACTTCGACTTCAAAAGTAACTGCAACAACTTTTAATACTACGAAGAGTACCATCACCACGTTTAATACTATTACTACTTTTAACACCGCTACTACTTTAGAAACTTCAACATCGAAGGTAACTTCAACAACTTTTAATACTACTAAAAACACTATAACCACGTTTAATACAATCACTACATATGAAACTATTACTACGTATGAAACTTCTAAGTCAACTATTACTACTTACAATACTACAAGGTCAACATCAACATCAATAGCTACGAGTACTTCAAAAGTAACTGCAACAACTTTTAATACTACGAAGAGTACCATCACCACGTTTAATACTATTACTACTTTTAATACAATAACAACTTACGAAACTTCGAAGTCAACTATTACAACCTTTAATACTACAACAACTACCATTACAACTTTTGAGACTTCAAAAACTACTATTGAACAGAGGACTACTTCAACATCGAAGGTAACTTCAACAACTTTTAATACTACTAAAAGTACTATTACAACGTTTAATACCATTACCACATATGATACTGCTACTACTTTAGCAACTGCTACTTCAAAAAACACTACTACAACTTTTGAAACTTCGAAGACAACTACAACCACTTATAATACTTCTAAGTCAACTATAACAACTTATAATACTACTTTAGCTACAGCAACAACTTTAGTTACTTCAACTTCAAAAGTAACTTCAACAACTTTTAATACTACTAAAAACACTATTACAACTTTTAATACAATCACTACATATTCAACTATTACTACGTATGAAACTTCGAAAACAACTACTACAACTTATGAAACTTCTAAGTCAACTATTACAAAGTATGCTACAACATTAGCAACTATTGAACAAAGAAGTACTTCAACATCGAAGGTAACTTCAACAACTTTTAATACTACTAAAAGTACTATAACTACTTTTAATACGATTACAACGTTTAATACAATAACAACTTATGAAACTTCGAAGACAACTATTACTACTTTTAATACCACATTAGCAACCTCTACTTCAAAAAGTACATCTACTTCAAGAAATACTATTACTACTTACAACACCACATTATCAACTATTGAACAAAGAAGCACTTCAACATCGAAGGTAACTTCAACAACTTTTAATACTACTAAAAACACTATTACAACTTTTAATACAATCACTACATATTCAACTATTACTACGTATGAAACTTCTAAGTCAACTATAACAACTTACAATACAACATTAGCAACTATTACTTCTAAGTCTACGATTACTTCAAAAACAACTATTACAACTTTTAATACTACGAAGAATACTATTACTACATTTAATACAATTACTACATACGATACTGCAACAACATTGGCAACTGCTACTTCGAAGTCTACTACCACAACGTTTGAAACTTCAAAAACAACTACTACAACTTTCAATACAATTACAACGTTTAATACAATAACAACTTATGAAACTTCGAAGACAACTATTACAACTTATAACACAACATTATCTACTATTGAACAGAGGTCTACTTCAACATCTAAAGTAACTTCAACTACATTCAACACTACTAAAAGTACTATAACTACTTTTAATACTATTACTACGTATGCGACTATAACAACTTATGAAACTTCAAAAACTACTACTACTGCATATGCTACAATAACTACTTTTGAAACAATTACTACGTTTGAAACAAATACAACAACTATTACAAAGTACGAAACTTCAAAAACTACTATTGAACAAAGAAGTACTTCAACATCTAAAGTAACTTCAACAACTTTTAATACTACCAAAAGCACTATAACTACCTTTAATACAATTACTTCATTCATTACAACTACAACTTATGAAACTTCTAAGTCAACTATTACGACTTACAATACAACATTAGAAACCATTACAACTTTTGAGACTTCAAAAACTACTATTGAACAAAGAAGCACTTCAACATCGAAGACAACTTCAACTACATTCAATACACAGAAAAACACTACTACAACTTTTAATACAATTACTACTTATTCAACTATTACAACCTATAATACTTCTAAAACAACCATTACTACTTTTAATACAAGTAAAAATACTATTGAAACACGAAATACAATTACTTCGAAAACAACTATTACAACCTATAATACTTCTAAAACAACCATTACTACTTTTAATACAATAACAACTTATAATACTGCTACAACATTGGCAACCGCTACTTCAAAGTCTACTACTACAACTTTTGAAACTTCGAAGACGACTATAACTACTTTTAATACTATTACTACGTATGCGACCATTACTACGTATGAAACTTCTAAGTCAACTATTACAAAGTATGCTACTACACTATCGACTGCAACATCAAGAATTACAAGTACATCGAAGGTAACTTCAACAACTTTTAATACTACTAAAAGCACTATAACTACCTTTAATACAATTACCACTTATTCAACTATCACAACTTTTAATACCTCTAGGTCAACTATTACCACTTACAATACTACTTTAGCAACATCAACATCAAGAAGCACTATTACCTCAAAGACAACTACTACTACTTATAATACTTCTAAAAATACTTTAGAAACAAGGTCAACCTCAACATCAAAGACAACATCAACAACTTTTAATACCACTAAAAGCACTATAACTACTTTTAACACCATTACTACGTATGCGACCATAACAACTTTTAATACTTCCAGGTCAACTATTACGACTTATAATACTACTTTAGCAACATCAACATCAAGAAATACTGCTACTTCAAGAATTACGATTACAACGTATAATACAAGTAAAAATACAATAGAAACACGGGCTACTTCTACTTCAAAAAATACTATTACTACTTACAACACAAGTAGAAATACTATTGAACAAAGAGCAACTTCTACTTCAAAAAATACTATTACTACTTACAACACTACCAGGAGTACTATTGAAACAAGAAATACAATTACTTCAAAAACAACTATCACAACGTTTAATACAATAACAACTTATACTACCTCAACAACTTTTGAAACAAGTAGAAATACTTTAGAAACAAGAGCTACATCAACTTCAAAAAATACTATTACTACTTACAACACAAGTAGAAATACTATTGAACAAAGAGCAACTTCTACTTCAAAGAATACCATAACAACGTATAACACTACCAGGAGTACTATTGAAACAAGAAATACAATAACTTCAAGAATTACTATTGAACAAAGAAGCACCTCAACTTCAAAAAATACTATTACTACTTACAACACAAGTAGAAATACAATAGAAACAAGAGCTACTTCTACTTCAAGAAATACTATTACTACTTACAACACAAGTAGAAATACTATTGAACAAAGAGCAACTTCTACTTCAAAAAATACTATTACTACTTATAATACTACTTTAAGTACTATTGAAACAAGAAACACTATCACTTCAAAAAGTACTATTGAACAAAGAGCAACTTCTACTTCAAAGAATACTATTACTACTTATAACACAAGTAGAAACACATTAGAAACAAGGGCTACTTCTACTTCAAAAAACACTATTACAACTTACAATACAACATTAGCAACTATTGAATCACGAAATACAATTACTTCGAAAACTACTACAACAACGTATAACACTACCAGGAGTACTATTGAAACAAGAAACACTATCACTTCAAAAAGTACCATAACAACTTATGCTACTACTTTAAGCACTATTGAGACACGAAGCACTTCAACTTCAAAAGTAACTTCAACAACTTTTAATACTACTAAGAGTACTATAACTACTTTTAATACAATTACTTCATTCATTACAACTACAACTTATGAAACTTCAAAGTCTACTATTACTACTTACAACACTACCAGGAGTACTATTGAAACAAGAAACACTATCACTTCAAGAATTACGATTACAACGTATAATACAAGTAAAAATACAATAGAAACAAGAGCTACATCTACTTCAAAAAACACAAGTACCGCATATGCTACAAGTACTTCAAAAAATACTATTACTACTTACAACACAAGTAGAAATACAATAGAAACAAGAGCTACTTCTACTTCAAAAAATACTACTACTTCATATGCAACACTTACAACTTATAGTACAACAACAACTTTCATTACTACTAAAGCTACTGCTACAATAACAACTTATACAACAACCTACACAACTTCTACGGTGATGGTTACAAACAAAAGTACAATAGAAACAAGAGCTACTGCAACTTCAAAAAACACTACTACAACTTTCATTACATCAAAGAATACCATTACCGCGTTTAATACAATAACAACCTACTCTACCGTGACGGAGTATAATACCACAAGAACAACTTCTACTTCGAGAAACACTTCTACCGTTTATAACACATCAAAAAATACTCAGACAACAACGGATGTGACTACTACGTATTATACGTACTTCATCACAGCAAAGAATACTTATAAACTAACTTACTATGCTACAGCTACTTCGAAAACTACGACCTACATCACATCTTACTCAACGTGGGTAGGCTATGGAAATGGGCCTGGAGGTTCACCTGTTAGAACTACTTCTAAGAATACTTCAAGAACTACAACTTTTAATACTATTACAAAACATTATACTTTCTTTATAACAAACAAAACAACTTATAGGCTCACTTCGAGAACAACTGCATCAGCATTTAACACAAGTACAACTTTTAATACTACTAAAAATACTACTACTATTTTTAATACATCAACGAGGTTTAATACGTTAAAATTAACAGCAGAATCAAGGGCTACTGCTACTTCAAAAAATACTCTTACTCAGTATAATACATCGAAAACGGTTACTACTACTTTTAATACAATAACAACTTACTCTACTATTACGTTTTATAACACAAGTAGAAATACAATAGAATCAAGAAATACAACACAAAGTGTGCTAACTATAACATCTTATAATACATCAATATCAACTATTGAAACAAGAAATACAATTACATCGAAGACAACTTCTACCGTTTTTAATACAATTACAACTTACACCACTTCAACAACTTTTAATACTACTAAAAATACCACTACCGTTTTTAATACAATTACTTCAAAAAATACTATAACAACTTTTAATACAATAACAACCTACACCACTTCAACAACTTTTAATACTATTAAAGAAACTACAACTACGTATTCTACACTTACAACGTATAGTACAATAACAACTTTTAATACTACAACGACTACAATCACAACTTACAATACTAATACAACAACTATTGAAAAACGTGCTACTTCTACTTCAAAAAGTACAATAACAACTTTTAATACTAATAAAAATACCGTAACTCAATACACTACGATTACTACGTATTCAACTATTACAACGTATAATACCACAGCAAGTACTACTACTTCATATGCAACACTTACAACGTATAGTACAACAACAACTTTTAATACAAACACAACTACCACTACTACATATTCTACAACTACAATTTATAGTACAATAACAACTTTTGCTACTACTAAAAATACCATAACTACCTTTAATACAATTACTGCATATATTACAAGTACAACTTTTGCTACTACTACAACTACACTTACTACCTTTAATACGATTACAGCATATTCGACTACTACTTCGTATGCTACACTTACAACGTATAGTACGATAACAACTTTTAATACTACAAAAACAACAGAAACTATTTTTAATACAATAACAACCTACACTACCTCAACAACTTTTAATACTACTAAAAATACCACAACTACTTTTAATACGATTACAACCTACACTACTTCAACAACTTTTGCTACAAATACAACTACCACAACTACTTTTAATACAATTACAGCATATTCGACTACTACTTCATACGCAACACTAACAACTTATAGTACAATAACAACTTTTAATACAACTACAACTACACTTACCACGTTTAATACAATAACAACCTACACTACTTCAACAACTTTTAATACTACTAAAAATACTTCTACCGTTTTTAATACAATTACTTCATACATTACAAGTACAACTTTTGAAACAAGTAGAAATACTATTGAAACACGTGCTACATCGACTTCAAAAAATACTACAACTACGTATTCTACACTAACAACTTATAGTACAATAACAACTTTTAATACAACTACAACTACAATTACTACGTTTAATACGATTACAACTTATACTACAAGTACAACTTTTAATACTACTAAAAATACTACAACTACTTTTAATACGATTACAACTTATACCACAAGTACAACTTTTGAAACTTCAAAAGAAACTACAACCACGTTTAGTACAATTACAACGTTTAATACAATAACAACTTTTAATACAATAACAACCACAACTACAACTTTTAACACTACTAAATCAACTATTGAACAAAGGGCTACTTCTACTTCAAAAAGTACAATAACAACTTTTAATACTAATAAAAACACCGTAACCCAATACACTACAATTACTGCATATATTACAAGTACAACTTTTAATACAAATACAACTACCACTACTGCATATGCTACAATAACTACTTTTAATACAATAACAACTTTTAATACTACAACAACCACAACTACAACTTTTAACACTACTAAATCAACTATTGAACAGAGAGCTACTTCTACTTCAAAAAACACTATTACAACTTTTAATACTAATAAAAACACCGTAACTCAATACACTACAACAACTACTTTTAGCACAATAACAACTTTTAATACTACAACGACCACAACTACAACTTTTAATACTACTACGACAACTATTGAAACACGAAGCACTTCTACAGATAGAGAAACGACAACAACTTTTAATACTACTAAGACTACTATAACTACTTTTAATACAATAACAACTTATGATACTGCTACTACTTTAGCAACTGCAACTTCAAGAAATACTACTACAACTTTTGAGACAAATACAACAACTACCACTGCATATGCTACACTTACAACTTATACCACTTCAACAACTTTTAACACTACATTAGAAACCACTACAACTTTTAACACTACTACATCAACCATTGAAACGAGAGCTACTTCTACTTCAAGGTCTACTACTACAACTTTTGAAACCAATAAAAACACTAACACGGTTTACAATACAATTACTGCATATTCAACTACTACAACTTATAATACTACATTAGCAACTATTACTACATTTAATACTACAACAACTACCACTACAACTTATAATACTTTTCAAAACACTATAGAACAAAGAGCTACTTCTACTTCAAAAAGTACAATAACAACTTTTAATACCAATAAAAACACCGTAACTCAATATACTACAATTACAACTTATGAGACCACTACAACTTTTAATACTACGAAGTCAACTACTACAACTTACAATACCACAAGGTCAACAATTACTTCTAAGTCTACAATTACTTCGAAGACAACTACTACAACTTTTAATACTACTACATCAACTATTGAAACACGTGCTACAGCAACTTCAAAGAGTACCACAACAACTTTTGAAACTAACAAAAATACGGTTACACAATATACCACAATTACAACTTATAGTACAATAACAACTTTTGAAACTTCAAAAGAAACCACTACAACTTTTAATACCACTACATCAACTTCTACTTCTAAGTCTACTTCTACAAGTAAGACTACAACAACAACTTTTAATACTACAAAAACTACAATTACTACTTATAATACAATAACAACTTATAATACTGCTACAACTTTAGCAACCGCAACTTCAAAAAATACTACTACAACTTTTGAAACTTCAAAAAGTACTACTACTGCATATGCTACCATTACAACTTTTGAAACAATAACAACTTTTAATACTACAACAACCACAACTACAACTTTTAATACTACTACATCAACTATTGAAACACGTGCTACTTCTACTTCAAAAAACACTACTACAACTTTTGAAACCAATAAAAATACGGTTACACAATATACTACAATTACAACTTACTCAACTATTACTACATTTGAGACAAATACAACAACCACTACAACTTTTAATACAATAACAACTTTCAATACAATAACAACTTTTAATACTACGAAGTCAACTACTACAACTTACAATACCACTACATCGACTGCTACAACATTAGCTACTGCTACTTCGAAGTCTACTATTACAACGTTTGAAACTAATAAAAACACCGTAACTCAATATACCACAATCACTACATATGAAACCATTACGACTTTCAATACCACAACAACAACCACTACAACTTTTAATACAAATACAACTACTACTACGACTTTTAATACTACTACGACAACTATTGAACAGAGAGCTACTTCTACTTCAAAAAACACTACTACAACTTTTGAAACTAACAAAAATACCGTAACTCAATATACCACAATCACAACGTTTAATACTATTACTACATTTGAGACAAATACAACAACCACTACAACTTTTGAGACAAATACAACAACAACTACGATTTACAATACTACTAAAAATACTTCTACTATTTTTAATACAATAACAACTTATAATACTGCAACAACATTGGCAACTGCTACTTCGAAGTCTACTACTACAACTTTTGAAACTAATAAAAATACGGTTACCCAATATACTACAATTACAATATATGAAACTACTACAGCTTATAATACTACATTAGCAACTATTACGACTTACAACACAACTCAAAGTACTACTACAACTTACAATACCACTACATCGACTGCTACAACATTAGCTACTGCGACCTCAAAAAGTACTATTACGACTTTTGAAACTAATAAAAATACGGTTACTCAGTACACTACGATTACAACTTTTGAAACAATTACTACGTTTGAAACAAATACAACAACTACTACGACTTTTAATACTACTACGACAACTATTGAAACAAGAGCTACATCGACTTCAAAAAATACCATTACAACTTTTGAAACTAATAAAAACACCGTAACTCAATACACTACGATTACAACTTTCAATACTGCTACAACATTAGCTACTGCGACCACAAAAAGTACTATTACAACTTTTGAAACTAATAAAAACACCGTAACTCAATACACTACGATTACAACTTTTGAAACAATTACTACGTTTGAAACAAATACAACTACCACTACGACTTTCAATACTACAACAACTACTTCTACTATTTATAACACAATAACAACTTATAATACTGCTACAACATTGGCTACCGCAACTTCAAAAAATACTACTACAACTTTTGAAACCAATAAAAATACTAATACGGTTTACAATACTACAACAACCACTACTACAACTTTTGAAACTACTAAGACAACTACTACAACTTTTGAAACAAGTACAACAACTACAACAACTTTTAATACTACTAAAAGTACTATAACTACTTTTAATACGATTACAACGTTTAATACAATAACAACTTTCACGACAACTTTCGAGACTATTACAACTTATAATACAAGCCGTATCACAAGTTACTACGTATCTTAAAAAAAATCACTTTTAGAAAAAAAACTTTATATTTATATATGTGTATATAAAAGGTTATCTAAGGAGTTATAATGCCTAAAATGAAATCTGAAATGTTTGACCCTTCCGTTGCTAATGAAAGGATAGGGGAGTACGAAAAAAATAAATATTTAGTTGATAATCTCGCAGGAGTGGATAAATATTTTAGAAAACGTATGAAACGGTATACTACTGAATTTTCATATGATGTAATGGCTAACGAAATAGCCTATTTTAAAACTATAAATTATACTGAATACGCTACTTCATTTATGATGTGTCCGTTGAGTCAAATAATGAGAGAACAACAGATACGAGATGCATATTATGATGAAGAAACTGAAGAATATCCAATATTAGATTGGGTAACATATTTTAAAGAGAACGTAGAAAATAAAGTATCTAACAAATATCAAGACAGGATAGATTTAACTGAAGACCCAAAATTTGATAGAGAACTTGAAGCATTAGTAGTTTTACCTGGTTCTAATAAAATTAAAAGTAGAGTTTGTTTAAATAAATTAAAAACTATTAAAGATAGACACGGAGATAAAGTTTTATTTAAACCACATCCAATAACACAACATCAAATTATAGGAGAATTGAAAGATTTATTTGGTGAATCGTGTATACTTCCGCGTGAAGCAGATTTGTATGCTTTTATGATGAAAGTACCAAGAATATATAGTACTAATATTAGTGAATCTTCTTTATATGCAGTTTGTTTAGAAAAAGAACTTGACCATATAGAAGTACATCAGGATATGGCGTGGGGTTCATTTTATCATATGAATTGGCCTTTGTTTATGTCTGAAGTTCGAGGCCAAGATACTCACTATTTTATTAATAAAGTTCTCTCAAGTCCTAAATGTGGAATAATTAATCCTCGAGTAGATGGAAATTGGAAGAAAAAAATAGATGACTATTTGACTTATATACATAAAGAGCGAGAATTATGGTATGAAGTATTTGTTCGTGATGACCCTATTGTCAAAACTGAAGAATTTAAAAAGAAAAAATCTTAGGAGTTTAAAATGAAAAAAGTTTCGGTTTCAAATGTAGTATTCGGTGGCGATGAGACACCTATAATTGCAGGGCCTTGTGTTATTGAATCATATAAACTTTCAATGGATGTCGCAAAACAACTTGTTAAAATAGGAAAAAACACTAAAACTCCGATAGTATACAAAAGTTCTTGGGATAAAGCAAATCGTTCTTCTAATTCATCTTATAGAGGTCCTGGTATAGAAAAGGGATTGGAAGCACTTAGAAGAGTAAAAGAAGAAACAGGTATGCCTGTACTTACTGATGTTCACGAAGTACACCACGTAAAAGAAGTAGCAGAAGTAGTTGATATAATTCAAATACCAGCATTTTTGTGTAGACAAACTGATTTGATAAAAGAAGTAGCACAGACAGGCAAAGTAGTAAATGTTAAAAAAGGTCAATTTTTATCACCTTGGGAAATTGAAAATGTTATAATAAAAATTACAGAAGAAGGTAATGAAAATATTTTAATTACAGAAAGAGGAACTCAATTTGGTTATAACAATCTTGTTGTTGATATGAGGTCGATACCTATAATGCAAGAGTTTGGATTCCCTATAATATTTGATGCAACACATAGTAATCAACTTCCAGGAGGAAACGGAACAACTACAGCTGGTATGAGAAATATGGTTCCTTATCTTGCTAAAGCCGCAGTTGCTGTCGGTTGTGATGGCGTATTTTTTGAAACACACCCTGACCCTGAAAGTGCTAAATCAGATGCATCAACACAATGGCCTTTAGGTGACTTAGAAGAAGTTATTTCAAATCTAAAAATGAAGCCGGCTAAGGTCAAAAAATCACCTAGTGCGGTTTTAGGAGAAAGTCAAGCAAAAAATAGTAAAACAATGTATAAAGACCGACTCAACAAAAAGTATCAATCACATATGGATACAAATCAAATTAATGTTATGAATTTTGATGATATTCCGTTACCTGAAAAACCATCTAATACTTTATCAGATTCTAATCCGTTTACGACAACTTGTACAAAATTAATGGATGAAAGAAACTTAACTAAAAGTGTTATTATCTCAAATACTGACGATTTAGAGTCTATGGGTGAGAATAAATCAGAAGTGATAGCTTGTGACGGATTTCTCGATACGTTAAATCCTGCAGAAGTTGATTTAAATTTAGTCACTATTTTTAATTCTGCTACAAGACTAATATTTTTACAACTTGAACCTAAAAGAAGACCTATAGAGTGGTGGATACAAAAGTTAAACTTTTTAAGAGAAAGACACGACCAAAAAGAATTAGATATTTTCGTATCTTTTACAGCTGAGCCCGCAAAACTCAGAATGATAACTTTACCTAATGATTATTATAAAAGAAAAGAAGACGAAGAAGTCAAATCTAACAAAGTAAAGGTTCCTATGATTCGATGGAACAATCCCAAAGATAAACCTAAACCAAGGATATAATATGCACACAGCAGGAAAAGTATGGGGCAAGACCGCAAATATATTTTCTAATCCTAATTTTGAAGTACACAGGATAGAAGTAAATAAAGGCGGATATTGTTCAAAACATAAACACAAATATAAATTTAATGCCTTTTATGTAGAAAGTGGTGAATTAGATATTATAATCTACAAAAATGATTATGATTTAGTGGATACAACTACGTTAAAAGCAGGTGATATGACTATAGCAAAGCCAGGAGAATATCATAGTTTTAAAGCAAACGCAAAAACTATTTGTTATGAATTTTATTGGGCTGAACTAAATCACAATGATATTGAAAGAGAATCTGTAGGTGGTGTTTAGTGCTAACAATTCCTATTAACGAATTTTTAAAAAATAAAAGAGTCGTACTTGTAGGAAATTCTGTAGAAATGATGAACTATGAGTATGGTGATTTTATTGACTCATTTGATGTCGTAATACATCACGGCGCTGCTATAGCAAAAACACAAGCTCAATATAAAAATCTTGGAAGTAGAACTGATATATGGATTACAGGTACATTTAGATTTCACGTAGTAAAAACGTTAAAAGATGACTTTGAAAGTGGCCAATATAAAGATACTTTGATATTATTTAATAGAGTTCGTACTAAATTATTAGATGTAGACTCTAATATTCCGTGGGAAAACTCATTACCACAAATTCCTAAAATAGATATGTTTAGTGATATTGAACTTATAGAAACATTAGATGAATTGAACTATATGGAAGGATTCGGTAATGGAGTTAGAGGACCTAAAAATGGAATGAGACCTTCAGCTGGATTTATGTCTTTATTATATTTTACCCGCAAAGTAACTTCTTATAAAAGTTTAGATATTATAGGATTTGATTTTTTTAGAAAAATAACTGACGAGAAACGAGGAGGCGGAGATAAGCCTTTTAGTTGGTATCTTCCTATTAAAGATTGTGGTTCACATCCACATAATGGTAAGTTAGAATATGATTATGTTAAAAAGTTAGAAAAACAAAAGAAGATTAAGTGGAACGTTTTGTCTGATTTAAAAGAAGAAAAAATAAAATACGACAGAAAATGGTTAGACGGAACTATATTCAATAAGTGGGCTGATGAAAAAAGTTGATGATAAATATAGTTTTCTTCAATATAGAAAAGACCAAGAGAAGAAACATTTAAATTTAATTGAAAATACAACTAACCCGTTACATAGTATATTAACGGTTGAAATGAATTTAACAGAATTGTGTAATCGTAAATGTGTTTTTTGTCCACGACACGACCCTAAAGTTTATCCAAATAGAAATTTAAATACAACTATAGAAGATTCTACTACAATAGCGAAACGTTTAGCAGAATTTGATTATGTAGGTAGAATATCATTTAGTGGGTTTGGTGAAAACTTTTTAAATAAAGAATTTAATGAAATTGTACAGGCTATGAGAAAAGAATTGCCTAATAACGTATTTGAATGTAATACTAACGGTGATTTTTTGAATAAAGAGTCTGTTACAGAGATATACAAAAGTGGTATGGATATGTTGTACATAAATCTGTACGATGGACTTGAACAGATAGAGCCGTTTGTTAAAATAATGAAAGATTCAGGTATATCTGAAGATAATTACAAATTAAGAGCGCATCATACACAAGATGAATGGGGATTATTTGTAAATAACAGAAGTGGGATGATAGATTGGATAGGATTCGATGAAGATGACATCGAAAATTTAAAAGGAAAGCCTTGTCACTATCCTTATTATAAAATGTTTGTAGATTGGAATGGAGATGTTTTATTTTGTTCAAACGATTGGGGTAGAGAAATAGTAGTTGGTAACTTAATTCAAAGTTCTGTTATGGATGTTTGGATGGGTGACAAAATGAAAGAAGTCCGTGACAGACTTTCAGTTGGAGATAGAAGTCACAGCCCGTGTAATACGTGTTCAGTAAAGGGTGACTTATTTGGTAAATCAAGTTTTGAATTAATTAACGGATATTATGAAAGTAGCGATAACAGGTCACACTAAAGGTTTAGGGAAAGAACTATATAGTCGATTTGATGATGTAGAAGGGTTTTCATCAAGTAATGATTATGATGTTTCGGATAATTATGAACGAGCAAAGATTATTTTTGAATTAGAAAAATTTGACTTGTTTATAAACAACGCACACCCAATGTTTGACCAAACTCGTATGTTAATGGAAGTGTTTGATAGATGGAAACATAAAGATAAAACTATTGTCAATATAATTAGTAGAGCAAAGTATGACAATATATCTAAAGGGTTTATGTACTCTGCTTCTAAAGCATCATTATCACACTTATCTCATAATCTACGATTTAATACAGATAAGAAATGTAAGATAATAGATGTAAATCCAGGACTACTTGAATCAGACTTATCAAGTTTAACTTACAAAGAAATGGCTGATATTGTTATGTGGTGTATTAATCAACCACAACATATCGAAATAGGTGAAGTATCTGCTTGGCATAGAGACTCATATGTTAATGTACAAAACGAAAAAGCAAAAAAATTAAATAGATGAATGTTTATATAGGTTACGATAGTAGGCAAGATTACTCTGAACATTTTTCAGAAGTAGTAAACCCTCCGTATCAAGTATCTAAGTACTCAATAGAGAAATATAATAAAAGTGTTAATATAGAACCTATAATTGTCTCAGAATTAAAGTTAAAAAATATTTATTGGCGACAAGCAGACTATCTTTCAAGTACAGAGTTTGTTTATAGTAGATTTCTTACTCCACATCTTAATGGTTATAAAGGAATAGCATTATTTTGTGATTCTGATTTTTTGTGGCAAACAGATGTTAATGAGTTATTAGATTACTACGATGAAAAGTATTCAGTTATGTGTGTAAAACACAATTATACACCTCCTGAAAGTACAAAGATGGATGGAAAAGCACAGACACATTATCCAAGAAAAAATTGGTCAAGTCTGATGATGTTTAATTGTTCACATCCTGATATTAAAAAATTAAGTGTTAAAAATATTAATGCAAAAAATGCAAAGTGGTTACATAGATTTGAATGGACAAGTGATGAGTGTGTTGGAGAGATACCAGCAACTTTTAATTGGTTAGAAGGATGGTATAACGATAATATTAACCCAAAAGCAATTCACTATACACGTGGCGGGCCTTGGCATACTACGTGGAACGGTCAATACAAAGACAAATGGGTAGAAACATATAACAAATTAGTTAAGGAGAAATCGAATGGCTAACGAAACAAAGTTCTCAGAAGATGAACTAAAACAAATAAACGAAGTAGCAGATACTTACAGCGCTCTACAAACAGAGTTAGGTAATCTTGGAGTTCAAAAAATATTAGTAGAAGACAGAGCAACTACTATTGAAAATAGAGAAAGTTCTATTCGTGATGAATGGAAAAAGAATCAAGTTAAAGAACAAGATTTAGTAAAGATTCTAAGTGATAAGTATGGTGCAGGTACTCTTGACCCTAAAACAGGCAATTTTGTGCCGGTAAAAGAAAATAAACCGAGTTAAATATAACGTTTTGAAATTTTAAAAACTATTTATATATGTTTAACACAATAACCTCATTTTATTATAACAGGAGACAATAATGGCAGAACGAATTGTATCTCCGGGTGTATTTACCCGAGAGAAAGATTTATCATTCTTACCACAAGGTGTCGCAGAGATTGGAGCCGCAGTAGTCGGACCAACTTTACGAGGCCCTGCATTTACTCCTACCGTAATCACAAGTGCAAGTGACTTTGAAGCTCAATTTGGTGCGATAGGTGGTTCTAAGAACTACTACACAGGAATAGCAGTACAAAGATATTTGAATGGCGGAGCGCCAAGTGTGACGGTAGTTAGAGTATTAGGTATAGGAGGATACTCAGTAGACGCAGTAAACGTAGTACTTGGTACCGGACACGCGGCTCAACAACACCGAATTTTAGCAACTTTATTACCATCAAGAAAACATTCAGCAGGATTAGGCGATTTAACTTCTACTTTAGTTAGTGGAAGTCTTGATGCTGGCCCATCTGCCGGTTTTGGTGATTATGCATCAGGAAGTGTAAAGGTTAGTGTATCAGGTTCAGACCTTTTACTTAACACGATACCAGGTGCTAATTTTTCAGGTGGCGGAACTAATGCAGTTACATCTGACCCGCAAGATAATACTAATCACGTTTATATGTACAAGTATTTTAATCAAGGCGGAAAAGTTCCATCAGGAGCGGTTAGCGGTGCTAATAGTATTTCAAGTTCACTTGTTACATTGAACTTACGAGATGGTGTACAATCATTTGATGCAAATGGTAACGCTAACACTTGGACAGGTAATAGTTCATATTCTGTTGCAAGAACACCTTATATAATTTCACAGAGATTGAACGGCGCTGCTGCTTCAAGTCTGTTTAGAATTTATACTCGTGGTTCAGGTACAGAAATGAACGAAAGAATACATATTGCTATTTCTAATATCAAAGCCGCAGCATCAAACAACACATCACCTGACTTTGCTCAGTTTGATTTACAAGTTTATCTAAAGAACGATAGTGGTGTATTTTCTTCTGTTGAAAACTTCAATGGATGTAATTTAGACCCTAAAAGTTCTAACTTTGTAGTTGCTATGATTGGTGATGGACACGAAGTAACTGATAATAACGGAAAGATTACTAAATATAGCAATTATGGTAATAAAGCTCAGTTTATTAGAATCGGTGATTACACAGCATTAACAGATGGTACTAATCCAGCATTAGCGCCTATGGGATTTGGTAAAGTAAACAATCCTATAGCAGGTGGTGTTAATGTACCAAGTGCATCGTTTGTAACAAGTTCAGATAGTGACTTACAATTTGACCCAGGTAAATTTCCAGGTTGGGACTTTTCTGCAGCAAATTATATTAATAATGCTTACTTAGCTCCGATACCTTTAGATGCAGGTGTAGGTGCAAACGTATCATTTTCACTTGAAGACCTTTCAGGTTCAGCCGGTGGTAACGCAGGATTTGCTAACGCAACAACTCAGTTATCATTAGCATCAGGAACTAACGTACAACAGCGTAAGTTTAAAATACCGATGCAGTGGGGATTTGATGGTGATAATCCTGCTCGTGAAATTAAGTTTGGTAACGATATTGTTGCTAATAACACTCAAGGACTTGATTGTTCTACAGCAGTTAAGAGTGGTTCTGTTGCTTATAAAAGAGCATTGAATACACTTGCTGACCCTGACTTTATCGACATTAATATGTTAGCAACACCAGGTATTATACACGCTTATCATCCTGCTGTTAGTAACAAGGCGATGAGTATTGCATCAAATCGTGGTGATACGTTCTACATATTAGATGGCTCTAAATACAACGAATCAGTAGCAAACGCTATTAGTAACGTTGCGAGTATAGACAACAACTATGTAGCTACTTACTTTCCTTGGGTTCAGATATCTAATCCAGGAGGCGGTCCTCAACTTTGGGTTCCACCATCAGTAGTTATGTTAGGTGTCTTTTCACAGAACGATAGAATCGGTCAAGAATGGTTTGCTCCCGCAGGTTTAAATCGTGGTGGCATCGCCGCTCTTGATGTTAAGAAGGTATTAACTCATACAGACAGAGATGAATTGTATGATGGTAAAGTTAATCCGATTGCTTCTTTCCCAGGACAGGGTATTGTAGCATTTGGTCAAAAGACTCTACAATCAAGACCTTCAGCGCTCGACAGAATAAATGTTCGTAGATTATTAATTAACTTGAAGAAGTTCATAGCATCATCTTCAAGATTCTTAGTATTTGAACAAAATACTGCGGCAACGAGAAATCGTTTCTTGAACATTGTCAATCCTTATATGGAATCTGTACAACAACGTTCAGGTCTTTCGGCATTCAGAGTAGTAATGGATGATTCCAATAATACTCCTGAAGTAGTAGATAGAAACCAATTAATTGGTCAAATCTTCATACAGCCTACAAGAACTGCTGAGTTTATTGTACTCGACTTTGTTGTATTGCCAACAGGCGCGGCATTCCCTGAATAATAGGGAGGTTTGAAAGAACTAAGGGGTTCAATTATGAGCCCCTTTTTTCTTATATTATAAAACTAAGAAAAAACTAAGAAAAAGAGATACATTGTTTCTGATGATTTTGTAGTATCCTTATATTTATAATAGAACAATAAACTTAACAGGAGAAAAGCAGATGCCTGATTTGATAGATGCTAATGAGATATTTTTTACACCTTTCGAACCAAAAACGAAAAATCGTTTTATTATGGAAGTCGAAGGTATACCAAGTTTCTTAATTAGAGCCGCAAACCGTCCATCAATAGAATTTGAAGAGATTGAATTAAATCACATTAATGTTAAGCGCTATGTGAAAGGTAAAGCTTCTTGGCAACCTTTGGACATTACTCTTTATGACCCAATCGTACCAAGTGGTGCTCAAGCAGTTATTGAGTGGATAAGACTTGGACACGAATCAGTAACAGGAAGAGATGGATACTCTGACTTCTATAAAAAGAATGTTAACTTCCAATTACTTGGACCTGTCGGTGATGTTGTTGAGAAATGGGACCTTAAAGGCGCTTATATTCAATCTGCAAATTTTGGAGATTTGGATTGGTCAGTTAGTGAACCTGTAGACATAACTTGTACATTACGTTATGACTACGCAGTATTACAATTCTAAAATATGAATTTTATTAGAGAAATGCTATCAAGTGATGCGAAGATATCGTCTAAACGGGCGATAGGTTTCGCATCATTTGTTATGCTAATAGCAAGTTGGGTAGCAAATACATTTTGGCAGTTTGAAGTGAAAGACATCATTCTTGAAAACTTTATGTATATTACCATAGTTGGCTTAGGCGTAACAGCAGCAGAAAAATTTAGTCGAAATAAATAGTTATAAATTCTTAACTTAATTAAGAGGTAATTGTTATGAGTAAATTCCCTACTGAGGTAATAGATTTACCTTCAAGAGGATTAGTGTATCCTAAAGAACATCCACTTTCAAGTGGTAAAGTTGAAATAAAATATATGACAGCAAAAGAAGAAGATATTCTTACTTCTCCTAACCTTATAGAAAAGGGTATTGTATTAGATAAACTATTAGAAAGTATTATCGTTACAGAAGGAGT